GTACCTAAGTAGTCTGCCGCATTACCAAGAGATGATGCTGTGTTGTTTAACTCAACATAACCATATCTTGTCATGAAACTTACTACTGGCTCAAATGTAGACGGATCTAACACTACACCACTAGACATTAGTGGAATGTATGGGCAGTAGAATGCCGCCGCATCAGATTCGCTTGATCCTTTGTAACCAACTAGTACTGCTGTTGCATCAGTGGCATATGAATCAACATATACCTTCATCGCACCGTTCAAAGTACCAACAAATTTAGTATTTGTTGGAGCCTCAAAAGCACCTTCAGTTGTTCTTGCGAACGCTGAAGTTGTTGCAGACTGAAGTACTGTTAATGTGTGTGGTGAAACCACAGCCCAGTTACCAGCGCCACGTCTTGTTCTTTGTGCGATTGTGTTAGCAACACGGTTGATCATCACAGCCAAAGCCGCGTGTTCATCACCAACGAATGTAGCAGTTCCTGATACACCGTTTTGGTCGTATGCTTGTTGGTTTGTAGTACCTGCTAAAGCACGTAATGATGCAAGTACTTCTTGATCAATCTCAGCAGTAATTTCTTGAGCTAATGCCGCCATAATTTCTGCTTCGATGTCAATACCTTGCTGTGCTTGAGCATCTTGAGCCGCTTCAAAAGTCCATCTAGCTGATAGCTTTCTGGTTTTTGCTTCGACTGTTTGTTTTAAGATCTGGATCGATAATCTCTTTCCAGCGTCCCCTTCTAGTCCAGCCGTAGCCGCACCTTTTGGAGTTGCATCAGTGGCATTACCTGAGTATGCCGCCGCGATCTTGAATGGTGATAGAGCTTCTTCACCAACTTCGTTACCATCAGATGAATCTGCATAACGAACTCTTAATGTGTGGATTTGACCCACTGGTCCTGTCATAGGTTGTACACCAACTATTTCGTTAGCTATAACCGTAGGCATAACCCTTCTGATTACTGGTAGGATAACTCTGTTAAGAGTTGCTACATTACCGGCGCTTGTAGAACCAGCTGTTGCAGTCTCATTCAACCACTTGCGTGTGTTTTCTAGAGTACTTGCCATTACAGCCTTTTTGTTACCGTTTAGGCCTTCTAAAAGAGCAGTTTTGGTATCCTGCCAGCGACTTTCTAGTAGTTCTGACATTGTTTTCTCCTTATTTCAATCCAGCAAGTTTTTGAATACTAATGATATTGTCATTAGTTTCTTGACTTACTCTACTAACTTGTGATTCTTTATTGCCTGTAATTGCTTTTGCCTCTGACTCTGTAAGTGTAGCCTTCTTCTTGGCTGGAGTTTTCCCGTCAATAACTGCCGGTATGTACTTATCAAATGCTTTTTGTAATCCATCTGTCTGTACGTTTTCCAGTAAGTCTACCATAATCTCACGCTGGTCCTTGCTCAAAGGTCCAGTAAGTTCGTGCATTACTTTTTCTCTCTTAGCCGCATCATTAATCTGTTTGATTTCTGCGTCTTTACTCTCGACGATTTTCTTAACTTCTTCAACTTCTGCTTTAGCTTCTGCAACTGCTTTGTCTTTAACATCTACAACTTTCATAAGTTTAGCTGTTTCTGACTTTTCGTTTAAGTAGCTATTAGCATACTCGCCTGCGAAAGTTTCGAAAATTTTGCGACCAAAATCATTTCTACGTGCTGAATCAATATCTTCTTTGAGTTGTGTAATTTCTTTGTTAAGATTCTTACTAACTCCTTCGGATACAATTTTTGCACTTTTCTCAACAAAAGTCTTACGTACTTTTGCAAGATGTTCCTTAGCTTCTCTAACAAGTTTAACTTTAGTTTCAGCTAGGTCTTTTTTATCTTCGTGGAACTCTGCTATTTCTTTAGCTAGAGCCTCTACAACAAATTCCTCTAACTTGCCAAACTTATCTGACATAGTTTTTTGGTCTTCATGTAGTTCACCCACTTCCTTCTTCAACTGTTCAAAAACAAAACCTTTTAACAGATCTGCGTTTTCACGCATAGCAACAGCATACTTGGCTCTTGCTTCTGCTAATTGTTTTCTATCTTCAGCAAATTCGGAAATTTCTTCGCTTAACTTTTCAGTTACCATTTTGTCGATTGCCTCAACCATAGTAGCTTTATCGTGTTCGTACTTTTGTGCGAACTCTTCGCGAAGTTCAGCTGTGACATTCAGTTTGTTTTCAGCAATCTGTGTGTCCCATGCTTTTTGGATGTCGGCTCTGATCTCTTCAGAAATTGCGTTGTTTTCAAAGAGTGATTTCAGTGCTTCCAACATAATGTTTTCTCCTTATTACTGGAGGCCTTTAATTATATTAATTAAAGATTCCTTCAAATAGTTTTGTGCCTTCGCGTCGCCTTGAACTTCACGTGCTAATCTAAGTGCCTGATACCCCCCACGGGCATTTAATAAATGCTCGTAAATTGGTGTTGGGTAGGCACCTGGAGCACTGGGTTGAGCAACTACGTCGACTGTAATAATCTCGTAATCACTAACTTGTCCGGAACCGTCTTCTGTGACGTTTCCACTACCACGTGATGAGACACCTAGTTTAACTCCGCTTTCCAGCATTGTTTTAACTAGGTTGCCCATCGGCGTAGGTAATACTTTTAACTTACCATAACCGTTTGGACCATCCATCCACATTTCTGTGATCATATGGCTTACACGGTCTAAGTTAATGTTAAGTCCTTCTGGGTGATCAACTTCACCTAGAACACTATATCCACCGCTAATCTGGTCATTGAGAGTTTCGACAGCTCTACCAATCTCGGTAACAGGGTAAACACGTTGGTTTGCGTTACGCACACCACCTTGGATACAAATTCCTTTTAGAAAAAGGTCTTTGCCCCCTTTATCGTTTTCAGTAGTCTCGATGACCATCTTCGCTTGGTCGAACGATAGTCTTTCAGTTAAGTTTATATTCACTTTAACTCCTTAACAGTTACGCAAAATTAAGAACCGATAGTCG